GGTTTAGAAACATTGGTTCTTAACATTTCATTGTATGCCACTGCTTGAGGGTTACCTGCTTTAATGCTTCCTCCACCTACTTGTGTAGGCATAGTGGTTTGTGATGGGTCTAAGACACTTAGTAAGCCAACTGCACCAATCCCTGTTTTAAATGGATTGTCTTTTGCATAATCTACTGCACTTTGACCTATATCTTGTAGTTTTTCAAAACCTGATTTCTGATACTCATCAGGTGGTGTAGGGAACATAATATTATCTAATTGACGTGGGTCTACAGGTTGATTAAGTACATCAGCACCAATTTGAACACCACTCATATCTGTTCCTAACTGTCCCGGAATGTAACTCATATCAGGAGCAACACCTCGTATGGATTGATATGGAACTTCTTTCATCACATCACCCACTCCCGGAGTAAATAAATTACTCATTGGGTCACCAATAAGATTGCCTGATATTGGATCTGTGCCTATTTTGACACCGATGCTAGGTTGGATTAAATCATCAGCCATACCAAGACTCTGACCTAATACATCACGAGTTGCTAAGTCTGAAATGCCACTATTAATACCCCCACTTGCTGTAGCAGTAGCAAAATCATCAGCTAAGCCACCAAACATGCCTGAGATATCATTGTAAAATAAACTATCAGGTCCACCAAAAAATCCACCTGTAAAGCCACCCATTAGGGCACCTTTCATAGGATCTCTGCCTGTGGCTAATGAGGTAGCAGCACCAACTCCAGCACCTATTAATGCAGGAACTGCCATTATTTACCTCCCCCTGATGATTCTGTTGTAGTCACTTGACCCATTGGAGCACCATAAGCAGCACCAAGGTAAGCAGAAAGTTTCTGATATGGTTTATTCTGATCAAACTCGTATCTAGCAATATCTGCCTCAAGAGCTTGTCTCTGATAATCTTCAGCCATTTGACCTGTGTTTAATAACTGATTGATATCTGCATAATCAGCTTGAGCCATAGATGGTGCCAATTGAGTTGCAGCTTGTTGATAGCCCCTTTCAGCCCCATAGTTTTGGAACATTAAGCGACCTGCTTCTTGAGCAAGTGAGTTAGATAAGTTTTGACTGTTTCTAGCTGATTGATCAAACATTGCATTTGATCCATAACGACCTGCTTGGGCAGCACCACTACGAGTTGCCTGCATTGCATCATTGTATCTTTGTGTCGCAGCACTTGCAGCACCTGACATAGCTTGATTTAAGAATGGATTGTTACCTAAATATTGACCACCAATTGTTTGACCTAATTGTTGTTGAGCCGCTGGAAGTAATGGAGAACCTTGCAGAGCTCTGTTTTGGGCCGCTTGTAGGGCAGTTTGTGTTTGTTGACTTGGGTCTACATAAGTTTGGTTAGGGTAGTATGTTGGAGTATCTGTTTGATAGAGTGATTTAGCCTCTTCCAAACCATACTTGACAAAAGGTCGTACTGTAGGATCTAACTGGTTTTGAGTTGTAGACGAACTACCTCCACCGCCTCCACCTTTGAATAGTTTCCTACCCATCTTACCATTGTCAATTGACTGATTTCCATCCAATTCAGGGAAATAATCGTGTATCATAATTTATACTCCATTAGTGTGTATTTAGGTTGCATCTTCCATTTAATTCGCCATAATCTGACGATTCCGGGTAACTTTGTAGATCCTTGGACTTTAGTACCACCATTATTTTTAACCCATGATAGGAATTGCTCCCAACATTTATGAGTTGTTTTACCTCCGATGTAGGTAATGTAGGCAATACGATCACTAGGATACATGACCCATTGAACTGTAAATGCACAATGACATTTATTGTCATCATCCATAATCAGTAATAGGACAGAGCTTCCTTGTGAGACAAACTGTCTTAATTGATCTAGTGTAAATTCACCATTACCGACTGCTAAAGCTCTTTTGAGATGAGGTTCAGCAAAATGCCAATACTGATGAACATGTGTAGTAGGAACTATAAATAGATTCATAACCTGTGATAAACACTAATGGTTTAACCTATTATAACGTAGCCGTAAACTAAGCTCGGTGTGTTATTCGCAAAGTGACTTACAGTTGCACTACCATTTGTTTGTGCTGATATATAAACATTGTCCATGCTAAATGGTGCTATATATGTAACACTTATCTGTGCAGATGGGATAGAAGGTCTTGTATAAGGTGTAGTTGTCGCTACAAAATGTTCTAATGATACGTCTGTAGATGATGTTGCTCCTGCTATTTCAATATAATCACCTGCATTTAAATCTAACACATGACTTGATGTTCCAGTTAAATGAGATGGGTCACCAGTAGACTTACGAGCTGGTAAACCAAATCTCTTCCCTGAATCAGTAACATCACTGCCATTGACTCTAAACCATACATCAGCATATTCTGCATCGTTATTAGCATTTGCTAATTGCAGAGAAAATAATGCTTTATATATACCATCGTTTCTAACATATATTCTAGATGTATTGACTCCATCTAAATACATACCATTTATTTCATGTTCTGTAGTCCAGTCAACGACTGCCGTATTACCTGAACTAGGTGCTAACTGGTCTGTGTTTTTACTAAACTCACCATATGGAGCCGTAGCAGTTTCCGCAGCATCAGAATAGGGAACTAAAATAATTTTTGAGTCCCTACTAATTCTTTCGTCATACAGTGTAGTAGAGGTTGCCCATGATGTATCTAAGGTAACAGTTCCTGTGCAGTTTAATTTACCATTTAATATTGTATTTGTAATTTCTGCAATTTCACGAGTTGTAGCAAACTCAGGTTGTAATCTTCTAAACTGCATTATCTACCACCAGCTGGTTTCAACTCAACATCTATAGATACTGCATTTTTCCAGTTACCTGATGGCTTTACTTTGACTCGATGATATCTACCACGACTTCTAAGAGAAGCTCGACCTTCAGTAGATGTAGTTGCTTTAACATCAAATATAATAGGGTCACTTAGTTCTTTACGAGAGGCTACTTCGATGTCAGCAGAGCCTTCATCAATCTGAGGTCTAACTAGCATCAAGAATGAGTTATAGCCTTCTTCTAAGTCAGGAGTTATTAATTCAGAATCATAATTAGATCCTGTAAAAGTCACAATTTTTCTATCTTTAAATCCTGAGAATAAGAACTTACCACCAATCCATAAACGATCATCTAAAGAAGCTGGGAGAGTATCTATATTAGTATAGCCTAGGTTAGTCTCTAAACTTTCTAAAGTCTCACCTGTGGTCGTTACAGAGCTTCCAATGCCCGTTGTTTGTGTTGTTGCTCTTGACCACTTATCTAACTGCCAATTGTAAATAAGAATAGATCTTCCACCACCCACATTGGCATAGTTCCATACTACTAACTTTCTAATAGGATCAACAGAGGCTGACATTGTGTCAATATCAGTTAGCAATGCATCATCAAAGAAATAACGATCTACTTTTTCTGTACCTATTCCTACGACTGTATTACCATCGCATTTATAGAAACCATCATCAGATAAGAAGAATGTAGTGTTACCATATTGGGTTGCAGAGTTACCTTCTAAGCAACCTAAGCCACGAGAGATTACATCGAATTGGAAGAACAATGGGCTACCAATGTAACTCATTCTTACGATAGATTTTTCTAATAATATAAGTCCAAATTCACCACCACTGATGGCTTGAATATTGCCCCCGTCAGGGATGAACTGATAATCTGATTGTGATGTATCGCCTGATACCCATGTGGTTTCATCGTTGATATCGGACCAGATAACTTTATTCGGTTCCAATCCAGCTCCTATGTTACCAGCAACAACAAAGTCCCTCACAACAGCCACAGTTTTGGCTATAGGGGCATTTGCATCTAGATCAGAAAAAGCAGAGTCACCACCTATCTCCCACTTTTGTAATTTAGCCTGATTGTTTGCTCCGATAACCACTTTACCAAACTGAGTAAATTTCCACTCTTTACCACTATATCCACCTGCTTTAGATACATCATCTAAACTAAGGTCAGTAGCATCTAATTTGTGTATTGTAGAATCAGTGCCTGCAAAAATAACTACTTCAGCACCATACTTGCCACCAAACACTGTATTAATAGATTCAGAAGCATTTCCTGAAAAGTCTACAGAGTTAGGAAAAGGAGCATAGCCTACTGAGGTAGGATAGACATTCTTAGCATCTACTAATACTCCAGCTACTGCTGGTTGGTCAGGTAACCATTCACTAAAGTTAAATCTCATATTTGCCATAGTCGGTATAGAATTTCCTAATATCTTGTTCAGTTAATATATAAACATTGACTGTGTCTTGGTCATCATTGAGCCTTTTTAATATGCGATGACGTCCATCAATCAATCTATATGGTTTATTATGTGGGTTAGGCATGTCTTTAACAACGATACCGGGAAAGCTCGTATCTGCCGTTAGGTACCTAGAATCTTCTACATCGATGTTAGATATATCTTTATATGCTATATCTGATATAGGTAAATAATCAGGTTTGTATTTTTTAAAATTTATGTATGAATATACATAGTATGAGTCTATAATCATGTCAGGACAATTGGGTAATGCCCAATCCCCTGTCATAATATGTATCATTTTTTTTCTAGTCTAAATCCAAAACTTAATCTGTTAGCATTTTCTGACCTTACACAGTGCCAAAATTTATCAGGTGGCTCAGGTATGTCAAATTCTCTAATGGTTGGTGAATTTACATTATCAGGGTCTTCTTGCACTTCATTGTCTTGTAAGAACCTAAAAGATGAATCACCATCACTCCATGTTATATAAAGCCTTTTACCGGGGCGATTGGAGTTCGTATGCCATCCCATATACCCTGTTGGTGGATAGTAGTAATACCCTGAATCATGTATATTGTAATCAGGATACACCTTTTGCAAGATGTGCATAAACTTGTTGGTTATAGAGCCACCGAAATCAACGTAATAGCTAAATGGAGAGTTAGGTATATCATCTTTTATATTATGGAGAAAACTAGGATCAGTAAAACCTTCCCAATCATGGTTTTCTACAAGTCCTATTTTTTTTGCATTTAAAATAATATCTTTAGATACTTGTTTACAAATATCTGTTATTTCATCAATATATGGTTCAAAATCTTGACTTATATTTCTGTTCATAATCTACCATTAAAGATTGCGGATAAACTCTTGATACTTCTACGGCTGTATTACATTGAGAATAATCTAAATCATCAGGCATATTACGTAATGCTTGTTTGTCATTCTCAATCTCAGCAATTAAGCCTTCATTCTTTTGTGCTAATGCTCTAGTTTGTAATGAATCTAAAACTTTAAAAGCATTTGCTCTTATTTGTTTATGTAAATTAACATAATGTGCTTTTAATAAGTCCATATCAAACACTAATGCAGAAGGCTTGTCATAATTATCAAATTTAACTTTATCAATATGCACATGTTTAGCATACTCTTCTGCTTTCATTTCATGTGGTTCTTTATGATCTTTAATTAACACTGCAGCTTCATTAGGTATAATGCCTTCTGCCTTAACTTGATCCAAAGACTTTTCAGTTACCATGAAAACAATTCGTTCACTTCCGATTGGGTGATTCCAGTATATATTTTTTTTCATAATTTACCTTACTTGAATATAGCTAGTGTAACATAACTTGGGTCAACTGCGTTAATGCCAAACATTTGAGTGGCATTACCATCACCATCCGCAGCCGAGAACACAATATAATTATTTACTACTCGTATTGCCCTTATGTTAAAACTATCTGCTGCCCTAGAATTTACATAAGTGTTGTAGAGTTGCATAGTATTATCGGCAGTAGTTACACCTGAGTTTGATTGGCTAAATTTATTTCTATCTACGTTTCCAAGAACAACACAGTAATTATCTGTTCCATCTTGAATTGAAGCATCTAAAGTAATTGTGTAATCACCAGTTGCATTTTTTGTTAATGAACAGTTTGTAGATTTAATTGCTGCTCCTGTTGCACCATCAAATGCAATAAATGCAGCCACCCCAGCACCACTTCCAACTAATGTTTGCACAAAAGCAGTTGTAGCAATCTTGTTACTATTGTCTGTATCTGCTTGTGTAGTAGTTGTTGGAGCACCTTGTAAATCAATGTTAGTTGCTATTTTAGCTGATGTGATATTACCATCTGCAATTTTAGCTGTAGTAATAGCATTAGCACCAATAACAGAAGCTGTGACTGTATCTTCTACTGCTAAAGCACCTAAACCTAAGTTAGTACGAGCATCTGTTGCATTTTCAGCTCCTGTGCCACCACCAGCAACTGATAATGAGTTACCTGTAACTGCACCTGTCTGAAAATCTTTCATGTGAGCCATAATCTCGCGTAAGGCGTTGTTTATGCCGCTTGGGGGACATCCTTCCGAAATATTGATACTGTCTACATCTGAATTATTTGCAGCAGTTGAATCATATTCTGATATTTTTGTACGTGCCATTATATTTCCTTATGGGTTAGGTATATGAGTCCAAGTTTCTGAACCTTTACCAAGTTCTGTCCACTCCTGACCTTTTCTGTATGACGAAGCCGTCATGGTTCCGTTTACTGTTAACTCAAACTCTATGTTAGATGGTTTTCTAGTACCATCAATTTGGAAACTAGCTCTACCATTTATAGCTACTCCAACTGGAGTTCTATATCTAACAGCATTAGTTGTAACAGTTCCAGTAACGACAATACGACCAGTACCACCTTGTAAGATTTTAGTCTCACCGACTTCGTATGTACCTGTAACATTAATAGCTACAGTGCCATAACGAGTTTCAGCTGGTCGTGTTGAATATGCCGTAGAACCTAATGAATATAGACCTAACATTTATTAAGCCTGAGATTCTGACCAAGAAACCCTACCAATAATAGTAAATGGGTTACTTGTAGTCACTTTAGAAGGATCCTCTGTTAATCTTGCAACGACTGTTAATACGTCAGGTCCATCAGGATAAGTATTATCGCCACCTAGGATAGAGTTACCTAAGGTTGCAACTTCGCCAAGTTCTTCGGTTGTCACAACTGGTGTCCTTGCAGATGTTCCTGTACCTCCCTCTGCCCTGAATGAGTAAATATCAGTTCCACTTTGAATACTATCTTTATTATTATGATAGATTAGCTGTGATAATGATGGATTAACTACTCGTGACCAGTCAGAGTTATCGATCTGTCCGTTTAGTCTCAATGTAATTTCACAAGCGTGAGTTGAGAGAATACCAACAGATTTCAAAATTAACTGCATACGATTAACAATTTCTCTTTCACCTAAGAAACCCGGTGTGTTAGTATCGACTGATGGAGACAATCTAATACTGATAAGTGGGATATCGTACACAACTGGTTCAGCAACAGCAGATAAGGTTACAGTATAGTTACTATTGGTTCCAGTTGTACCACTTGGTGCATTATTTAATACAATCAAGTTACGA